GACAAAGCCAAAGAGCTTTTCCATCAACTAGTAGTTGAAAAATCCCGTGAAATCTACGAAGACATCTTAGCTGAAGATTTTAACGAAGCTAAAGAAGAAGACGACGAAGAAATGGACGAAGAAGCTGATGCCAGCGACGAAGACCAAGTCGACGAAGCAGCAGAAGATGACGACGAGGATATGGAAGAGGGTTTTGGCATTGAAGAAGGCGACGACGAAATCGGCGGCGATGCTACAGATGACTTTATGGGCGATATCGAAGCTAGCGATGAAGAAGGCGACGATATGGACAGCGAAGGCGATCTAGAAGACCGTGTAGTTGATTTAGAAGATGCACTAGACGACTTAAAAGCAGAATTTGAAAAAATGATGGGCGGCGAAGAAGGTGAAGGCCAGGACGACATGGACATGGACATGGGCGGCGAAATGGACGACATGGGCGACGATGAAGAAGAAATGAAAGATAGCTTCAGCATCAGCGATAACTTCATGCGCGAGTACATCGAAAAAGTAACAATGCCAAAAGGCGGCGACGACGGTGTTAACACCAAGTCAACCGTTGCTGGTAAAAATGATATGGGCGGTACATCCGCAAATATCGCCAAGGGTGGCGACGGTGGCGCAGGTGGTACAAAAGGCGGTTTAGCAAATCCTTCTACTAAAGAAGACAGTGCTGGCAATGTAAATGTACCAGGTGCTAAGAAAGCAGCAACATTAAACAAAGTCTCCGCACCAAAAGGCGGTGACAATGGTGCTAATACAAAAAGCACAGTTGGCGCTTAATAGCTAGGTAATAAGATGAACTATCTTCGCGAAAACCTGAGTTTTGATCAAGCAAGAATGGTCGTTGAGTCCGACGGCCAAGATGGTAAAAACCTTTATATGAAAGGTATTTGCATTCAAGGCGGCGTTAGGAATCAAAATCAGCGTGTTTATCCTGTTAATGAAATCGGCAGGGCTGTCAAGACCCTGAACGACCAAATTACTGGTGGATACTCAGTTTTAGGTGAAGTTGATCATCCAGATGACCTAAGAATCAACCTTGACCGCGTAAGCCATATGATCACAGAAATGTGGATGGATGGCCCAAACGGTTTCGGTAAACTAAAAATCCTTCCTACTCCAATGGGCCACTTAGTGAAAACTATGTTAGAAAGCGGAGTTAAGTTAGGAGTTTCAAGCCGCGGATCCGGGAACGTTAAAGAAGACGGTTCCGGTGAAGTGTCTGACTTTGAGATTATCACAGTTGATGTGGTAGCTCAACCAAGTGCTCCGGGAGCATATCCTACACCAATCTATGAACACCTGATGAATAATCGCGGTGGTTATAGTAGCCTTCGCATAGCCAAGGAAGTGCAGGGTGATCCTAAGGCGCAACAATACCTAAAAGAAAGCCTATTAAGAATAATAGGCGGACTCCAATAACGAGGAGAATCACATGTTGGAAGCACTAAAATCTCTGTTTGAAAACAATGTGATTTCTGAGGATGTAAAAGCAGAAATTGAGAAAGCATGGGAATCTCGTATTACCGAGAACCGTTCCCAAGTAACTCAACAACTACGCGAAGAATTTGCTCAACGATACGAACATGACAAACAAGTTATGGTCGAAGCAATTGATCGTATGTTGGAAGACCAACTACGCGAAGAAATTGCTCAGTTTGCAGATGATCGTAATCAACTTGCAGAAGCTAAGGCAAAAGTTGTTGCCAAAGCCAAAAAAGATGCTGAGAAGATGAAAGAATTTGTCGTTCGTCAACTAGCAACTGAAGTCAAGGAATTACATGAAGATCAAATGCAAATGGCAGCTAAGTTTGGTAAACTCGAACAATTTGTAGTAGAAGCTTTAGCACAAGAAATCGCTGAATTCCATACAGATAAGCAAGAACTTGCAGAAACAAAAGTGCGTTTGGTACGTGAAGGCCGTGAGGCTTTTGCAAAAGTCAAAGAACAATTCATCCGTCGTGCAGCTAACTTAGTAGAGTCTACAGTTGAAAAAACTCTGTCTACAGAAATTGGACAATTGAAAGAAGATATTGAAACTGCTCGTCGTAACGACTTTGGTCGCAAATTGTTTGAGGCATTTTCGCAAGAATACCAGACCAGTTATCTATCAGAGAAATCTGAAACAGCTAAATTGCTCAAGGTTATAAACCAGAAAGAGTTGGAAGTTGCAACCGCTAAAAACGATGCAGCACAAGCTAGACAACTCGCAGAAAGCAAAGAACACAAAATTAAGGCATTAGTGGAAAGTAAAGAACGTCAAGAAATTATGTCAGAACTATTGGCACCTCTAGCAAGAGACCAAAAAGTTATTATGACCGAACTTCTTGAGAGTGTTCAAACAGTAAAACTACGTAGTAGTTTCGACAAGTATCTTCCAGCTGTAGTAGCGGGCGAACAACCACAAAAACGTAAGGCACTAGTAGAGGCAAAAGAGATTACAGGAAATAAAATTCCTAACAGCGCTAGTAGTAGCGAAGCTGACGTACATATTATTGACATTCGTAAGCTCGCTGGATTAAAATTTTAAGGAGAAATTAAATGTCTGAACTACTCACAGGCCGTTGGAACGAGACCAAGGAAGCCCTATTAGAAGGCCTACAAGGCACCAAGCGTTCAACAATGGCTGTAACTTTAGAAAATACACGCAAGTATCTTGCAGAAAGTGCAACAGCCGGTGCTACTTCCGCTGGTAACGTTGCAACATTAAACCGCGTAATTCTACCGGTAATTCGTCGTGTTATGCCGACAGTTATCGCTAACGAATTAGTCGGCGTACAACCAATGACTGGCCCAGTTGGTCAGATTCACACTCTACGTGTTCGCTATGCTACAACAGATAGCAGTGCAGGCGTCGTAGCTGGTGAAGAAGCATTCAGCCCATTCAAGATCGCTGAAGCTTATTCTGGTAACACATCTTCTGGTAAAGCTGCTTCGACAGCCGCTCTAGAAGGTCAAGCTGGTAACAAGATGAGCATTCAGATCTTGAAACAGACCGTCGAAGCTAAAACTCGCAAATTAAGCGCACGTTGGACCTTCGAAGCTGCTCAAGATGCACAAGCTCAGCAAGGTATCGATATCGAAGCAGAAATCATGGCCGCTTTAGCTCAAGAAATTACAGCTGAAATCGACCAAGAAGTTCTAGCTTCTCTAAGTTCTTTAGCTGGTACAGCTACAGAAACTTATAACCAAGCTGCCGTATCCGGTACTGCTACATTCGTTGGTGACGAGCACGCTGCTTTAGCTGTTCAGATCAACCGTGTTGCTAACTTGATCGCTCAGCGTACACGTCGTGGTGCTGGTAACTGGGCAGTTGTTAGCCCAACAGCATTGACAATTCTTCAATCTGCTACTACTAGCGCTTTTGCTCGTACTACAGAAGGCACATTCGAAGCCCCAACAAACACTAAGTTCGTTGGTACATTGAATAATGCAATGAAGATTTATGTAAACACTTATGCAACATCTGATGATGTTCTAGTTGGTTACAAGGGTTCTTCAGAGAGCGATGCAGCAGCATTCTACTGCCCATACGTTCCTCTAATGAGCTCTGGTGTTGTTTTAGATCCATCAACATTCGAACCAGTCGTATCATTCATGACACGTTATGGTTATGTTGAACTAAGCAACACAGCATCGTCTTTAGGCAATGCTGCTGACTACTTAGGTAAAGTTGGTATTACAACTGCTAACGTTAAGTTTAGCTAATCAACATACCGATAAGGTTGTTAAAAATAAAAAAGGGCTCTTCGGAGCCCTTTTTTTATATCTGCTAAATACATAGTAATGATTCACATGGTGTGAGTTTTATGCGGAAATCCAACCGCGTACAGCCTAGAACGCTGTTTTTCTTAAGGAGAAATTAAATGGGACGTCCTTTAAATAAAAAATATTTCGGTAACACTAATGCACCAGATTTTGGTACAGGTGGTGAGGGAGTTGCTAGCGTAACTGTAGTAACAGGTGATAGCTTGCTGTATGATGCAGCTGACACAGTTTCGTTCACTGCTCCGCAAATTGGCGGTGGAGCAACAGCAACTGGTACAATTCAAGTTGACGTTGGCGGCGCAGTAACAGGTATTCTAGTTACTAGTTCAGGTAGTGGTTATACTTCTGCTCCGACAGTTACTATTACAACTTCAACTGGTACACAAACTACATTAACATTAACAGCAGTATTGACATCTGGCGCAGCCGCTCGTCAAAATGCAATTAGCATGACTGCATTTTTAACTGGTGGGTCAGCTGTTGCAGTTGACATTATTCGTCAAGTGTCGACTGATCGTTATAAAGTAACAGACGGAACACGTACTGGTGTTGTACAACTTCAATCTACGTTAGCTAATGCAGCAGGCGAAGGCAGTATTGCAGCAACTGACAGTGCAGGCGGTCAATACTTTGTTACTAAATTGACAGCTCATAAAGCAACTGTGACAAGAGCTGGCGGATCTAATTGGTTATATGCAAACAACGAAGCTGCTCCATGGAAGTTCGATACAGCAGCAGGAATTTACCTACAAATTGCTAATGCTTAATAGTTGAGAGAATAAGATGTCAAAAATTGTAAGAGTACAAGGTGGTGATTATAAGGTAATAGTTGGATCGTCTTCAACACCTGGTTACATCACCTTAGATACTAATCCGGTTGGTGCAGTTGGAGTTCAAGGTAAAGTTACTATTACTGGGGATTTAGAAGTCCTCGGTAATACTACGACTGTGCAATCGGAAACACTTACAATTAAAGACAACATAATCTATTTAAATGTAGGAGAAACTAATGCCGGCGTTGCCGCATTAGGAACTAGTTCAGGATTCACCGTTGATCGAGGAACATTACCAGATGTATCTCTATTGTGGGACGAAACTGAAGACAGTGTAGATCCTACAGGTGCTATAGTCGAGTTAGATGAATTCGGAAACCCCAAAGAACTCGGAGCATTTGTTTTCAAAGATGCAATTTCAAACTTAAGAGCAATTGCAACTAACAGTATTAGAACATTTACCGGCAGCGACTCAGCCAATGGCAACTTAGCCATTGCAGTTGGCGCAGGTGCAATATATGTAACTCAAACTGCTAATTACGAAGATAGAATAATTGATTATACAAAATTGATAACAACATATTCGATTAGTGCAGTTGAACGAACAACAAACGTAGCA